GATCTGGGGCACGTCCAAAGACAAGGTCATCCGGGACATCATCAACGACCTGCTGGATCGGCGCCTCCACATCGAGGACGAACTGTGGACGGCAATTCGCACGCTCGTGAAGTACGGCAACCTGTACGCCGAGGTGGTGGCCAACGAGAAGGGCGTGCTGGGACTGAACTGGCTGCCTGCGCCCACTATGCGCCGCATCGTGGATCAGCGCGGCACGCTGGTGGGGTTTGTGCAGGACCCCACTGGCTCGTTTGCGTTCAGTCTGAACACGCAGGAGGACCTGGACCGTCTGCGGCAGCAGCAGGGCACCAATGGTGCTGTGTTCTTCTCGCCGTGGGAGGTCGTGCACTGGCGTCTGCGCGGGAAGCAGATGCGGGCGCTATACGGGTTCTCGCTGTTGGACAGCTCGCGGTGGGTGTGGAAGCGCCTGCTCATGCTGGAGGACAGCAGCCTCGTCTGCAAGCTCACGAAGGCCCCGGCACGGTTCGCGTTCTACATCGACACGGGCGAGATCCCGCCGCGCGAGGCGCGCGCTGTGGTGGACGACGTGCGGCGCCGGTACAAGAAGAAGCGGATCATGGACCCGGCGACGGGCAAGCTGGACTTCCGCTTCAACCCGCTCTGCTTGTCGCTGGACACGCGCATCCCGCTGCTGAACGGGACCACGCGCTCGCTACGTGAACTCATCATGGATCACGAGGCGGGGGTGCAGAACTACGTGTATTCCATGGACCCCGAGACGAAGCGCGTGAAGCCGGGCACGATCTCGTGGGCGGGCGTGACGCGTCGGGATGCCAAGGTGGTGCGCGTGACGCTGGACAACTGCCGGTCGGAGGTGGTGACGCCGGACCACCAGTTCCTGATGCGGGACGGCACCTACAAACAGGCGCAGCTCCTGGAACCGGGAGACTCCGTGATGCCGTTGTACCGTGGCATCAACGCGCAGGGCTACGAGTACGCGGTGCACCAGGATCATCGCGAGCGTGGGCCGGACAAGTGGAAGTCGCTGGTCCCCACGCACCGCATGGTTGCCGAGCACTTCCACGGTGACCTGACCGATCGCCAGGTGCACCACATCGACGATCGGAAGCGCAACAACTACCCGGAGAACCTGGAGCCGCTCGTGCCCGAGGAGCACAACACGCGGCACTCCGGTGAGAAGGCGCGTCGGTTGCGGCGCTGGAACAAGTCGGCCGCGCACTCGGAGCAGACGTCGCGCTACAACCGGCTGTACGACAAGGGCCAGAACATCATCGCGTACAACCGGAGTCCGCAGCACGAGGCGGACAACGCGATCCGGTCCGAGAAGATCTCGATCAAGTACCCGGATGGTCTGCTGCCCGAGCTGCGACGCTTGGTGCAGGAGAACGCCGCGCTGAAGATCTCGGACGCCGTGATCGCCATCCGGGCGCTGCCGGTGCACGAGGAGTTCCGCGCACTGAACGCGAACCGCAAGAAGGTGGAGTTCGATCTTTACCACGTGCGTGCGTTGATCCACCGTGCGGGGCACCCGGATTGGCAGGACTTCTGCGCGGCCTCTACGGTGAACCACAAGGTTGCGTCCGTAGAGTGGCTGGACGGCACCATGGACACGGGCTGCATCACGGTGGACGGGTGGCACAACTTCGCCGTGGACGCCGGGGTCTTCGTCAAGAACTCTCAAGATGAGGACATCTTCATCCCCACGCGCGCGGGCAAGGACGCCACGCGGGTGGAGGTGCTGAGCGGGCCGGACTACGACGACACTGGAGTGCTGGGCTACTTCCTGAAGAAGCTGTTCAGCTCGTTGCGCATCCCGCCGCAGTACATCGGCGGCACCGAGGTCACGAACCGTGCGGCGCTCACGCAGGAGGACGTGCAGTTCGCGCGTCTGGAGATGCGCATCCAGCGCGAGTTCATCACGGGCCTGCGGCAGGTTGTGCGCGTGCATCTGGCCGCGCTGAACATCGACCCCGACTCGGTGAAGTGGTCGCTCAAGATGCCAGCACCGAGCAGCATCTTCGAGATGCAGCAGGTCGAGGTGTGGAACGCGCGTGCGGGTCTGGCCGCGGCGTTGCAGCCGTTCTTCACGGCGCCGTGGATCATGGCGAACATCTTCCACATGAGTGACGAGGATGCGTTGTTCGCGGCCGAGGCCAAGACGCACGAGGCTGAGGCGCAGGCGCTCGGTCAGGCGTCGATCCAGGCCGAGATCGTGCGGCAGTTCCCCGAGCTGGGGCCTGATGGCGCACTCGCCCTTGGTGCTCCTGTGACGGGCCAGAGCGGGTTGACGGCGCAGCCGGGCCAGGAGCAGATGCCGCAGGAGTCCATCAAGAGGATCGAGAAGGCCCTGCACCAATTGCAGGAGAGCAACGATCGCGTGACGCGGTCGGTGGAGCGCACGGACTCCGCCGTGTACCGCATCGGGCAGCGCTTCCGGGCGATCAGCCAAACGAATCAGTCGAGACACGAGAGCCAAGCGAGGTGAACCATGTACGTTCGCGGTGAAGATCTGGAGAAGTGGATGGGGAACAGCCTGGAGGCTCGGATCTCCCTGGTGGAGACGGCCGTGACCGCGAAGGTGGGCGTCGCCGTGGAGCTGCTGGCCACGCGCGAGGACGGCGCCCTGTTCCGCACGCCGGACGGGAAGCTGCACGAGGCGACGTTCGTCACGTGTGTCGGCGACCATGGGCCGACGGTCGCGGACGTTGCCGTGCAGCCCAGCACCATCCCCGTGCACGAGGAGGCGGCGCTGCCGCGGCTGGTGAGCGACGAGTTGCGCTCCATCACGGCGGACCTGATGGATGGGAAGGCGATCGAGCGAACACGTGTTCGCTCTCTGGCGAACCTGGTCAAGACCGAGGAGGTCTACCACGTGGGTCAGGTGATCGCGAAGCTGGACGAGGCGTGCGCGGTGACGGGCGACGAGCACTGGTACAAGCTGTACGAGGCGAACCAGGAGAAGATCCGCACGGCCATGTACGGGCAGATCCGGGAGCTGGAGGCGCACGTTCCGAAGACGGCGTACGCCAGGCTGCCGAAGACCCGACTGACGGAATTCGAGCCGGAGCTGCGGGAGTCGATGGGGCTCCTGGCGAAGGTGATGGAAGAGATTATTGACGTAATCCGTCCGTTGGTGTTTGATAGGGACGATGAGTTCTTTGGTGCTATCCGCGAGTCGTTGATTGCTGAAGCGCAGACCCTTCATGGGCTGCTCGCCAAGGCCGGAGAGTTGATGCGCGCGGAAGACTTGGAGCGCGTAGCGGTAGCACATGACGGTCTGTGTGGGCGAGCGAGGACCATGGAAGTAGTGTCCGCCTACATCACGGGGCGGGCCAAGAAAGGCGCGGAGGAATCCAAATGAAGACGAAGTTGATGAGTGGGTCTTTGACCGAGGAGCTGGCGGCTCTCGGCGTTCCCGGGCTGACCGAAGACAACATGGCGCGGATCGCCAACGGCCCCCGCCTCTCCGAGAGCGGCTGCGCGTCCAAGAAGGACAAGGAAGAGGAGCCCGAGGAGACCGACGACGAGGCCGAGGATGACGAGGAGGAGTACGACGAGTCGAAGCACGACCCGTACGACGGCCCGTTCGTCACCAAGGCCCTCTTCGACCGCATCATGGACCTGCCGTTCGAGAGCCTGGACAGCGACCAGATCGACCTCGTGATCGAGGGCCTGAAGGTCAAGAAGATCCCGGGCAACGTGGACGGCATCGCGGAGCAGGCCGAGATCGTGGCCAAGAAGCTCATGGACGAGGCCATCGCGAAGCGCACGCGGCGCTCGAAGGCCCACTCGATGAGCAAGAAGGCGTCCTACCAGTGCCCGCCGGGCATGCGGAAGGACCGGGGCGATCCCAGCGGCAAGCGCTGCGTCCGGGCCGTGAAGGCCGCGGGCGGCGCGGGCGCGCTGGCCAAGATCAAGAGGAAGTCCAAGAAGTGGAGCAAGAGCGGCGCGGGCAAGAAGTCCGCGAAGATCTCGAAGCGCTGGGCCGATCGGCGCCCGGAGAAGCAGAACTCCGACTTCGCGGTGGAGCTGGAGCACCTGCTCTCCGAGAACCAGGAGCGGGTCGAGGACGTGCGGAGCGAGATCCTCGGGCGCATCGACAGCATCGTGGAGATGATCGTCGGCGAGTTCGACGACGCGGCCGTGCTGGCGGTGTTCAACGAGGCGATCGAGCCGATCGCGGCCTCCTACGAGGCGGGACGGCTGGACGAGGACGTGATGAACGTCGACACCTTCCTGGCCGAGATCAGGCCGGTGATGACGATCATCAGCAAGTCGCTGGACCGCATCGAGCGGAGCGACCTGGGAAACGCGTAGACGGCGCTCTCTCAGAGGAGGGGCGCCGGAAGCGTCGGACTGCGTACGCGTCCGGAAGGCGGGAGTTGGTTGGATTCGAGTCTGCAAAAAAGGCTGCACGGCCTGATGGGAAAAAGACGAACCGAAAGGTCTCCCCTCAGGCCGCGCGGCGCTCAGACCGAAGCCCCCTTGCTCGAACAGGACTCCAGTTTAAGCGCTGGAGGCAATGGTGATGTGATGCCGCAGCTGCTGATCGAGACCACGAAGCCGTCCGCATTCGTCATGACGGAGGCTCGCACCCAGAAGGGTTCGGGCAAGATGGTGGCGAGGGGCGAGTTCGGGCGTGTGGGCGTGGCCACGGAGAACGGGCGCATCTATTCGGAGGCTCTCATGGGCCGCGAGATCAAGCGCCTCACCGAGGACCTGAAGTCGCGGCGCGTGCTGGGCGAGCTGGACCACCCGACCGACGGCAAGACGAGCCTGAAGCGCGTTAGCCACGTGATCACGGACCTGTGGATCGAGAACGGCCTGGTTATGGGCGAGGCCGAGATCCTTGGCACCAATGAGGGCAAGCAGCTGCGGGCCCTCATCGAGGCCAACATCCCGATCGGCGTGAGCAGCCGCGGGTTCGGCAGCACCAAGGTGGCGACGGGCAAGGTGGAGGGTGAGGAAGTCCAGGACGACTTCATCCTGAAGACCTACGACTTCGTGGCGGACCCGGCGGTGAAGACCGCGATCCCGGGGATCACCATGGAGAGCATCGACGAGCCGACGGCGGCTCAGCTGTTCCTGGCCGAGTTCCCGGACGTGGCGAAGCAGCTCCAGGAAGACGCCGTGTCCAATGCCAAGGACAAGGTCACGGCGGGCGTGGATGCGGCCGTGGAGGCCGAGGCCAAGCGCGTGCGGACTGAGATGACCGAGGCGTTCGAGGGTCGGCTGGCGACGGTGCTGGTGGAGGCCCGCGAGGACCTCGGCAAGCAGCTGCGCGAGGAGTTCGCCGCGGACCCGGGCGTCGGCGCCGCGAAGGCGACGCTGGCACAGATCGCGGAGATGGTCGGCGCGTTCCGGCAGAGCCCGGACGAGAAGGCCGTTCGGGACGCTCTGAAGGCCAAGGACCTGGAAGTCGCGGAGCGCACCAAGGAGCGCGACGAGGCGATCGAGCAGAGTCAGCAGGCGACGTTGCTGCTGGCGGTGGAGAAGCAGATCGGCGGGCACCCCATGGCGGAAGCCATTCGTGGGCTGCTCGCGGGTGTGAAGCTGGAGTCGGCTGCTGATGTGGAGGCCAAGCTGGCCGCCATCATGGAGCACCTGCCCCAGCACGATGCTGGCCCGACCGAGGTCGAGGTCCAGCTGCGAGAAGAGAACGCGACCCTGCGAGGCGAGGTTTCGCTGTTGCAGGAAAAGGCGGGATCGTTGGACGACAAGCTGAAACGTGCTGTGGAGTTGAGTCAGCGGGTGAACGAAGCCTTGAAAGAGGCGGAGTCCCGAGCCGAGGAAGCCGAGAGCAAGACCGAGTCGCTCCAGGAGGAGCGGGATGCGGCCGTGCTCGACGCCTACAAGGCGACAAAGGTTGCTGGGCTGGTGAACGGACGGAACGTGCTGGGTCTCCTGGAGGGCGTCACCTCCGAGGCCGACGTGGACAAGGTCGTGGCGAGACACGGATCGACCGAGATCTCGGATCGGGAGTTGCGCGAGATGCGCCAGCGGCACCAAAGGGGCCAAGGCGACGCGCGGGACCTGTCCGAGAACCTGGAGCGGCCGAATCGGAGTCGTGGAGAGGTCGACGAGTTCGGCGTTTCCTACGACGAGATGAGGAAGCTCGCGGGAATCACCAAGTGACCACAACAGAGGAGAGAGAGCCATGACCGAAGCCCGAGAGATGCTGCAAGAGAACGGAAAGCGGACCGTCTTCGACGAGTCCTATTCCAAGGCGTGCGAGAAGCGTTGGGGCAAGCTGCTGGAGGCCAAGGACACCAGCGATCCCATCAACCACCCGTACATCCGCAAGTGCACGGCGATCCTGCTCGAAAACGAGATGGATCACATCAAGTCGCTGCACGAGGACACCCTCAGCTCGAACGCGGGCGCGTTCACGAAGTACGTGTTCCCGGTCCTCCGGCGCGTCTTCCCGAACCTGATCGCGAACCAGCTCGTGTCGGTGCAGCCGATGACGGCGCCGGTCGGCGGGATCTTCTTCTACGAGAAGAAGTACGACGACCGCAAGGGCACCAAGAAGCCGCAGTACGGCATCGCGGGCACCAGCCTGCCGCACGACATGGCTTACGAGGGTGAGCTGAGCGCGGGCGACAACATCAACGAGAACTTCGCGAGCAACTACACGTCGGAGTTCGTCGACTACGACGTGGTCGTGACGGACACCGGAGCGGGCGCGACAGCCTCGTTCAACAACACCGTGGCCCTGTGCCGCCTGCCGAACTGGTCGCCGGTTCGGGCCCCGGGCGTGGACGGGCAGCGCACGTTCTACGTGAAGGCGTACTGCGTCACGACGGAAGCGCTCGTCGGCGCGCGCGTCCTCACGCTCGACCCGACCGGGCTCACCGATCACTTCCACGATCAGGACGGCAACGACTGCGGGACGTTCACCCTCGCCACGGGCGCGTGGACGATCAACGCGGTGCTGTCCGGCGGCGGCGCGTCGGCCTTCGCGGCCAACAACGTCATCTACCTCCAGTACTTCGTGAACTGGGAGCTGGTGGGCTACACCAGCGGCGCGGCGATCCCGAGCATCAGCCTCGACATCGCGCTCTACACCGTGAAGGCGGAGAGCCGGAAGCTGAAGGCCAAGTGGACCGTCGAGGCGGTGGACGACATGCGCGCCCTCCACGGGATGGACGCGGAGACCGAGCTGGTCTCGACGTTCGCCAACGAGGTCATGCTCGAAGTCGACCGCGAGATCGTGGACTCTCTCGTGACCGGCGCCAAGTTCGCCGCGACCTACACGTACGTCTTCACGGCGGGCGTGCAGGGCGAGCTGGAGACCATCCGCAACATGATGACGAAGATCAGTGCGGTGGCCGCCGAGATCCACCGGGCCAGCGGCCGCGCCCCGGCCAACTTCCTCGTCGTCCCCCCGGGCATCAGCGCCCTGATGGACCAGCTGTCGACGCACGGCGACTACGCCAGCATCGAGCAGAACGTGCAGAGCCCGTCCTACGGGCCGATCACGTCGGACTTCGGCATCAGCCGGGTCGGCACCCTGCTCAAGCGGTTCGCGGTCTACTGCGACCCGTACATGGCGAGCACCAAGATCCTCGTCGGCCTCAAGGGGAACAACTTCCTCGACGCCGGGTTCGTGTACGCGCCGTACGTGCCGATGCAGGTCACCCCGACCTTCATGGATCCGAACGACTTCACGTTCCGCAAGGGCGTCCGCACGCGATACGCTACGCGGATGCTCAGGCCCGAGTACTACGGCGTGATCACGTGCGCCGGTCTGCCGGGCGTGACGACCGTCTAGCCCAACCCCCCGCAGTTCCTACCTAAATTTGGAATGAACCGGATTGGTGCTTTGGCGCCGGTCCGGTTCCCCCCCATTCTGCCATTGACACGGAACCAAGTTCCGGATACCATTGGAGCATGGAACAAGGGCTTCCAGAAGGTGAAACGGTAGTAGCGGGGGAGCAGCACCTGCGAGTGCTGGATCTGGGGGACGTCGCCGTGCTGCGTTGGCTCGCACGCGGGTGGGAGGTCCCGCCCGGGTGGCTGGTGGTGTTCTCGGACGAGTGGGCGGAGCGGCGGCCGCAGTGTGAGGGCTTCCTGCGCGCACGCGCGGGTCTGTTTGAGCGGCGGCTGGGCGCGCGGGCCTGCACGGTGCGGACGGTGCCGCGGGCGCTGGCGGAGGAGCTGCTGGAGCGCTGCCACGTGTATGGGGCGAGTCCTCTCTCTTTGGAATGGTTCGGGCTGCTTCATGGGGAGGAGCTGTTGGGGGTGCTCACGCTGGGGCGGCACCCACGGCAGGGGCAGGGGGGCACGGTGGTGCTGGATCGGATGTGCTTCACGCCGGGTGTGCAGGTGGTGGGCGGCGCCGCGCGCCTGTTCGCCCATGGCTGCGCGTGGGCGCGGGCGCACGGGTTCGACCGCATGGTGAGCTTCAGCGACAGCCGCCTCAGCCCGGGCACGGTGTACGAGCGCATGGGCTTCGTGCGCGCGGAGGGCGGGCGCCCCGACTACTTCTACGTGCGGGACGGGCGGCGCATCTCGAAGCAGAGCCAGCGCAAGCGCGCCACTGGGTGCCCGGCGGGGATGACGGAGCGCGAGTGGGCGACGCAGCGGGGGCTGGTGCGCTGCTACGACGCGGGCAAGGTGCGCTGGGAGTACGACCTGCGGGGCGGGGTGCCCGTTACGGCAGAGCAGGTGAACTCGGCGCAGGCAGCGCGGCAGCAGGATCGGGGCGTCTTCCACGGGCCGCACCTGCGCGGCTACTTCCCCTCACAGAAGGCGCCGGAGCCTGTGTACTTCGGCAGCTCGTACGAGCTGCGGTGCATGTTCGAGTTGGAGGCGGACCCCACGGTGCGGACGTTCGGGCGCGGGGCCATGTTTCAGACGCCACGCGGGCGATGGCGCAGCCCCGACCTGGAGGTGGAGCGGATGGGCGGCCCCCGCGAGCTGTGGGAGGTGAAGCCGTCCTCCCGGGTGGGGATGCCGCGGGAGCGCGTGCAGATCGCGGACTCGGCGGTGCACGCCGCGGAGAGGGGCATGCTGTTCCGTGTGTGGACGGAGCGCGACAGCGCGCTGGGCAGCGACTCTCGCATCGCCGCCTGGGCGCGCACCTACCTGGCCGAGCACGCGGGGGACCTGTCGGCCGCGGTGCGACACCAGGCGACGCGCCGGGCCATCCGAGATCGTCACTATAAGAAGGAGCAGGCCGCATCCGTGACGGTGTCCTGCGCCTACTGCGGGCGCGACCACGTTGTGCTGCCGCGCACGTACGCCCGCAACATCGCCCGCCACGGCGGCGCCTACGTGTGCGAGGCTCTAGCGGGGCACATCGGGGGCAGCAAGCCCAAGGACGCCCTCAAGAAGGTCAACCCGTACGCCGCGGAGGGCCGCAAGGAGTGCAGCATGTGCAAGGCGGTGCTGCCGGTGGCGGAGTTCCAGCGAAGGGCCAAGTCCTGGGACGGGTTGTCGGCGGCCTGCAAGCCGTGCCTGCGGGTGTACGACGCGGCCCGCTATCAGGCTCGCAAGGCGCACACGAGTTTGTGTTGACAAACGCCACGCGATGCGGCATGATGCGATCGTCCCGGGTGGGCGCAGCCACCGAATGGGTTCACTGCCCGCTGGCCCTACCGGGACCCCTTTCAGAGGAGGACGCATGGGCAGAGACCAGGTGTTCGGGCCGAACCATTCCATGGAGCGGGAGATCCACGCGAGCATCGAGAAGGCCAGGGCGGAGATCGCAGCTGCCGACACCTACGAGGACGCGATCTGCATGGTCGAAGGGCACGTGCACGGGTCGCGGGAGGCCGAGGCGATCTGCTCGCTGCGCTGGCAGCTGGCGCAGGAGCGGAAGCTCAAGGGGCTCGTCATAGAAGAGCTTGTCCGGAAAGGTGGATCGGTTGGGCGCACGGGACCACAGGGGTCCAAGGGCGAGGAGGGTCCGCGTGGTCCCGGTCCATGCTGTGCGGGGCCGCCCGGGCCAGAGGGCCACGGCGGGTGCATCAGCGACACGGGTCCCACCGGGTACGAGGTCGAGCTTGCCAATGACGAGCGCGAGAGCGTTCGGTGGCTACTGGGGCAGCTGCGGGAGCAGCGGGAGCGTCTCAACAACCTGACCTGCTATGGGCAGATCTACCCACCCGAGCTGCTGGGCGACATGGTCCACACCTGCCCGAAGTGCGGGCACGATGACGTGGCCACGCATTCCAGTGTGCCGCACCTGAAGGCCGAGATCGCCCGCTTGCAGGGGATGATCACGGGGCCAACGGGACCGAACGACGGTCCAATCGGGAGATGTGGGTACACGGGCGAGGTAGGGAATCCGGATTCGGCACGTGCCGTCGGGTGCAGGGACATAGACATCTGCGACGAGGTGAAGCGCCTTAAAGCCGAGATCGCGCACCTCACCGAGGACCGTCAGTTCGCCGTCGATGACGCCATCCGCAAGACCGGCGAGATCCTTCTGCTCAAGGAAGAGGCGGAGAAGAACCAGGCGACCTTCCGTGCGCTGTCGGGGCCCATCCTGCCCGAGCTGCTCGTGGGGATCGCCACGGGGCGCGTCCACCTGGCGCTGCAAGCGCAGATCACGATGCAGCCGCGGCCGGAACCCAAGGACTTCGAGGAGCGCGTGCTGCGGGCAGGGAAGGCACTGTGGGACGCGGGCGTGACCGTCAACATGGCCGACCCGTCTTCCTTCGAGGAGGCCAAGGAGCAGTTCTGCAAGGTGGCGCGCTACGTTCTCGAAGAGGCGGCGCCGAAAGCGAACACGTGTGCGCCCTCCAAGGAGGGCCTGCTGGACAAGGAGGTAGAGGATCATGGGTAAGACGGAGAAGCCGTGGACGTGGGAGGAGATCGCGAAGCTGCATGGGAAGGCGGCGAAGGCCTTCATGCAGACGTACGGGGACCGCGGCGTGGCCGCCCTGCTGGCGTCCGGGCACAAGCCGGGGACGTGGAAGGCCAACTGCCCCTACGAGGGGCGCCCCATCTGCGTGGGCATCTTCAGTGGGGGCAGGGAGTGCCCCATGGACGACCGCAGCAAGTGGCGCAAGAAACACAGCCATCTGCCGTGCTCGCAGGTGGCCATGGAGGTCTACGCGCTCATGGTCGAGAAGCTCGGCTTGCTGCCAGAGGAGGTGCGGTGATGGCGCGTGCGAAGGCGGAGAAGCCGTGGACCTGGAATCAGATCGCGAGGCTGAAGGGGAAGGCGCGCGCGTCCTTCATCAAGACGTATGGGGATCGCGGCAAGGCGGCCCTGGTGGCGTCGGATCACCCGCCGGGGGAGCACACGTCTGCCGTGAACTGCTACGGGTTCGGGCACCCTGAGCACAGGAGGCGTAGCAGTCTCGGGTGGGAGTGCGGGGGGTGTCCTCTCGACTGCTTCGGCGTGTGGCGCAAGGGGATCACGGGCTCATGCTCTGCGAGCGCCATGCTCGTGTACGCGCGCATGGTCAAGAAGCTGGGTCTGCTGCCCGAGGGTCTGTGATCCTGATCGACGCCCCCTTCGCCTGGCCGGGCAAGCGCGGCACCTGGTGTCACCTGGTGAGCGACACGTCCCGAGCTGAGCTGCACGCCTTCGCGGCGCGTCTGGGCATCAAGCGCTGCTGGTACTCGGGGCGCAGACCCCACTACGACCTGCACGGCGCGGACTACGAACGCGCCCTGTCCATGGGAGCGATCCCCGCCACCCGCGTGCAGATCTCGAACGCCTGGAAGCGGCTGCGGGCATGACGGCCTGCGCCACCTGCACCAAGAAAGAGGAGCGCTCGTGCCCCAACCGGCGCTGCTCGTGCGGAATGGACTGGGACGACGCGTGCCCCCGCAGCCCCGTGTACGGCGCGGACGGCCGCTGCCCCCACTGCGGCCTCAGACCCACGATCGCCTGCACGTGCTGGGCCTGCGGCGCCACGTGGACGACCAAGGCGGGCCCCACCCAGTGCGCACGCTGCGGCAGCCTCTACCTCACGGCGATCCCCAGCCCCCCGTAGCAGAACCCCAGCACCAATACACAGACCCCCCCCACCCACCGGTATGGTGCGGCTCCGCCCGGCACCTGTTGGCGGCGCCCCCGGACGCAGCACCATGCGGGGTGGATCAGGCCCGGATTTTGCAGTTGACAAACGGGGTGCGCGGGGAGGGGCCCGCTGTGGGGCGGCATTGGTGCTGGGGTGGGGTTCGGGCGGGTGGGTGTTGACACACGCGGTGAGCGGTGTTAAGCTCCGGGGGAGGATGGCCCCGTGGGATGCGGGGCGGAGGAGGGCGCATGGACACGGTATCGCGGTTCCGGTTCCAGTGGCGGGATGGGACGACGGAGGTGGGCGCCGGGCGGGACGTGGCCGAGGCGTTCACGGCCCTGGGGTACGGATCGGGCGCCCTGTGCGCGCTCGATCGCTTCGAGGGGGTGTCGAGCGACGCCGACGCGGCAGTCGACGAGGTGGAATAGACAAGCAGGAGGAGGAGAGCATGGGACCAGAGGAAGGCGCGCTGCTGGAGGAAGAGCGGATCGCTGCGGCACGCCTGGGCGTGGCGGGGGCCGCGGCGCGCAGCCTGGTGGCGGCGATCGAGATCACGGACAAGGCGATCCACAAGACGGCCGACGACGATCTGCGCACCGACCTGCGGGCGCAGCGACAGCAGCTGGTGGACGCGCTCTGCGGCCTGAGCGGCTCGCCCTGCAAGGTGAAGCCGTGATCCTGGACGAGGGGCGGGAGGAGGCGGCGATCCGCGAGGTGCTGGCGCAGCGGCAGGTCGCGGCCCCGCCGCGGCCCCGGGACGTGCTGCGGCACCTGCGCGCGCTGTGGCCGGGCGGCCTGGTCTACAACGCCTGGTACTACATGCACACGGCGCGGTCCCTGGGCCTGCTGGACGCGGAGTTCCGGCCGATCGCGGGGGCGCGGCCCGTCAGCGAGGGCGCGCGCCGCATCCGGGAGGCCAGCGCCCTGGGCGGGTTCCCGGCCGTGGTGGCGTACGTGCAAGCGGCATACAGAGGAGGTGGGGCATGATCCTGTCGAGCGGGGAGCGGGCGGTGTGGGCGGCGGCCTTCGCGCTGGCGCACGGGGAGGCGTGCCGGAAGATGGGGGAAGGGGAGGAGGGTTGGCGGAGAGCCACCGATGCGTTGCATGCAGCATGGCTCGCTGTCATCGACATCCGCGCGCTGCGGCAGAAGGTGAAGGAGAACCGCGCGAACGGGGTGCATCCGAAGGACGCAGAATCCCCGGAGGGTTTGAAAATGCTGTATGCCATGCTGGGCGAGGAGTAGGGCGGTGAAGGACTTCGACGTCACGGTGAAGCTGCGCAACAACCACCTGGTGGAGCGCCGCGAGAAGCTGGGGCTGTCTGCGCCGCAGCTGGCGGAGGCCGCTGGGATCAGCTACCACTTCTACCTCGGATTCGAATGCCTGCGCATCCAGCCGTTTTCCAGGTATCACACGGGGGAATTGACGACGGCGGCGCGGCGCCTCTGCGACTTCTTCGGGGTGCTTCCCGAGGAGCTGTGGCCCGATGCGGTGCTCCGGGTGCGGTGCAGCCTGGCGCGGCGCAAGCTGGACTACGACCAGGTGGCGCTCATCGCCTCCGACGACATGCGGGCGCGGCGCTTGCTGCCCGACGCCGCGGTGGAGGAGCTGGAAGCGGCCCGGGCCGTGCAGGCCGCTGTGGCGCGCATCCCGGACCCCAAGAACCGGAAGGTGATCATGGAGCGGTACGGGCTGGACCGCCAGGGGGAGCGTACGAAGCAGGAGATTGGGGAAGAGTTAGGGTTGCGAGGTGATTCCGTGGGCATCCGGGAGCGCAAGACAATAAAGCGATTGAAGAGTGCGAACGGTCCACTGGTAGAAGACGACGGGGACGGAAAGACTCTGCGCGAGATCGGCGAAGGGATGGGGGTGACGGCAAATCGCATCATGCAGCGCGAGGCCAAGGCGATGCGCCAGATGAGGCACAGCATGCGCTGCGCCCCGCTCCGCGACTTCATGGACCAACCTGACGAGGACTAGCCAAGCGAACACGTGTGCGTCGGCGCCGCCCCCGGCGCCACCAGCACCAATGGGGGAGGCCCCCGGGGGTGGGGCATGGTGCGGCTCCGCGCGGGAAGCGTCCGCCGCGGCCCCGGGCGCAGCACCACGTCGGGTGGGCGGCGCGCGCATTTTAGAGTTGACAAACGCAGGGCTGGCGCGCATGCTGGCGGGCAGCTAGTGGGGTAGCTCAGCTGGCAGAGCACCTGGATCACACC